TTTCAAATGTTGAATTTGCTCCGGATAGATACATTGTAACATATCCTTGAGCTGTTAATACATCTGTTGATATATCACCGGCGGAAAAGGCTGTCGTTGGTGCAGTCCACCTAGAAGATAGCGGTACAATAACATCTGTGCAAACAGCATGTCCGCTAATACCGGCGGTTCGAGCATTTACCGCGAATGGTGAGTTGATGTATTTGTTAACGTTTATATTGAATTGTTGTACACCGTTACTTGTTAACATTAACTGTGTTGGATCATTAAATCTTACTGAAATTGGCAAACCTACTTTCTGAGTCTCATATATTTGGAAATATTCACTTTTTAGTATTTCATACTTAGACATCTCATGATCGAATCTCGTGACAGGGAATTTACTGGTATCGAACGATGCATATAATATAATATCTTTAAATTCATGCTTCTGAGCAAATTGTTGGTGTTCAGCTAAAGACTGATTTGTATTCTTAAGGGTAGCTGAACTTGATTGTCCCGTTCCGGCGCTAGTATTATTAGTTAACTTGTTAGAATTATCATCAATGTAATTAACTGTTGCTAGTCCGGTCGTTCCAGCGAAGATTGCTGATGAATCTGTACTATTAGTACGGACTAAATTCCCGTTAACGTTTTTTACGTATATATAATCATTATTATCTGTTTGTAATCTATTAATAGGTACTACACTATCTTTACTCTTTACAAATCGCCATGATGGTACAAAGTGTGATTCTACTGATGACCAGTATTGATCTGGCGTTAATGGTCTAGACTTACTACCCTGTGAATATAAATTAATGTAATATCCACCATCTCCACTAACAGTAGACCAGGACTGCCAGCTATTATATCTATACAGTGTAAGATCATCACTAGGTGTGCCGGCTTTGCATGATTCAGGGAGGCCACCTCGTGAGTCGGCAATGGTTGGTGTATACCACACTAGAGCATCCGGTATATAATTATACACTACAATTTTTTGATCAATCCGGTTCTTATGAGTATTCCCGTTTTGGTCTGTATATATTGTTGTTACAGTAAACTCACCAGGGTATTGATAGTGTTTTCTTACTGAAAATCCTGTATCATACGTTCCATCACCAAAGTCCCAAATCAATTTATCTAAACTTGCACCAATATATGTACCTTGAAGGGCACTCAGTATAGGTGTAAATGTAAATTTTGTCTGCTCTAGTGTATATCCTGTTAGCGTACCGGTTCCTGTTGATATTATCCCTAGTCCGTTATCAACAGTAAATGGGACAACTACATCAGTGAAACTAGAATTGGCGAGTGTTTCATAGGTCGGCATATCACTACTCTATTACAATTACCTTTTTATAAAAATTAAAAGCATCGTGTAGATAAGGGTACTTAAAATATGGTAACTTTATGTTTTGGTTCGTTATATCAATATCACTAATATATACAGGGTTCCATATACATATACTCAATCCTGTTGTATATGTATCTAAATCTTCTCGGTAAGTTCGAATCTCGTCAACACCATCGACTAACATTATACTATTTCCTAATGCATTTAGGTCAATGGTCTGCCCTAGTGTACATGTAGCGTTAGTAAAATAGCCACCAATTAAATTTGTGATTTCACTCCGGATGGCATCATCATCTCTCATCGTACCGGGTGATCTTTTTACTTGTAATGTGGTATTATCTGTAATTGTTGGTGTTATATTCTCTGTCGATGTTGTAGCACCTAAGCCGATTGCGACATATACTGGATCAATTAAAACAGCTTCATGGGACACCATTTTAATGTTATTAATATCATTAAGTATTAATTCTTTTTGAGCAGGCGCTAGAAAGTTCGTCATAACAGTATTTGAGGTACTTACTGTTACTTTCGGGACTGCATATATATAAACATTATTAAAATTTGTTGATGTTGATACATTTAATTGATTATACAGATTACGAGACTCTAGATTTGGGTCACTTACGCCAATATCTTCTAGAAGGTATTTGAAGTGCCCGTCCATATATGTTGTATTATCAACAACCTTCACTGTCGATATAACACCACCATAATTTTTGTTTATGTGTGTTTCAAACTCATCAACTGTCACTAATCGGTCCTGACTAACAAAATATAAGGGAGCTTTTTCTTTAATCGTTCGAACAGATTCTCTCTGTTGAGGTAAAGTAGAAGGTGTATTGTTCGAGAAATATATAGATTCTGTATTATCGAATGTCATATAATCTATATTCTGTGGCTTTGTATCTTGTTTGATTTTATTAAATGTGCTAGTACCGAACATGACTAGTTTTTCTTCATCTAGGAAGTTAGGTCCTACTATTCCAGTCTCACCATCTGATTTTAAATAATATATCTGTATTGTATCTCCTGGATTCAATTTCGCTCCAGTTATGTCGTTCCCAAATTTTATCTCATACATTTCCTTCTCGTTCAACCTCTTTTCAAAACACCTATCGAACGGTTTCTTTAAATACATGGAAGGCGTCTCTTTATACTCGTAATATTTGCCCGTATTTACGTCTTGTACATATATATGTACATGAAAGTGATCAATATTCGATTTTTCTGGTGGTGAGATGACCAACGATTCAAATGGTTCACCTAATGCTGCAGTTGAGGAGAGTTCGATCCACAAACCCTGATATAATAAATTCTTTTCTCCTACATTCGTGAATTCCTCATTAAGATCTGTGTTTTTAGTAAAGGATATGTCCCTATCTGTAGAATATGCAATCCCGTTTGAATTTATATAACTATATCTAGGTAACGTATACGTACCAGGTACTAAATCTGAAGAGCCAAACATCTTGAACATTAACGAGCTTGTTTGATAACCCACTGGGTTATAGTTTAATAACTTGACGATTCTATTAATATTTTCATATATAGTTGATTCTGTAAATAATGATTCACTAGAAGTTCTATTTAGGTAATACATTAATACATGATAGCTATATGCTATTACATCTATGAATGCTGACATATTACTACCTTCATATACTTGATCTGTAAAAGTGCCATCTTCTTGTAATCTTTGTACTATTAAAGATTTTAGACTTTCTGCATCAAAAGTTGTATATGCTGTATCTGGTAGTTTATAATCTGTAAATTTGTCACTCATTATGTATTTGTATTAGTTAGAAAGTCGAAACCGGGTTGATTTAGGATGGCAGTATAATCCTTATTAATTATATTTAGCGGCGGAATGGTGAGAACCAACTTAATTATGAATTCATTCCGGGAAGGATTGGCGTTTACGTGAATATGATCTACTTTAACCCTAGGTTCGAATCTCTCAATGCTAGTAACGATTGCTTCTCCTAACTCGCGAGCACTAAAATCATCTGCCGGTTCGAATAACCATTGTGATAAATCTGCACCGAATGCTGGATTTAATAGCTTTTCTCCCGGTTTCGTCATGAATATGTTTCGGATACTATTCATGATAGCTCCTTCATCATGATCAGCCTTAATATCATATGCTGTTGATTTACTATATAGTGAATCTCCGGAAGGAGATATGTCTTCTGTTAGATCTATATGCACATCTTTAAATATATATCGCCTCTCTGTTGCACCAGGTGGAGCTGCGCCTCTGTTAATTATTATCGCCATCTACAAATATTTATTAACTAGGCTTGGTAGAGACTTGGAAATAGTCACATGGATTGATAAATAATTATGATGAACATGAAGTTTGATGCGATATTTGAAAGTAATTTTACTAGACTGCAGGGTGGCGGGTTCCTAACAGGTGATATTATTAAATTAAAAAGTGGGTGGGAATCCTGCGATTGGTGTAAGAATGCTCCAGAGCAGGTGATCAGTAAATTGAAAGAGTTCGCGGAATCTGACTTAGTCAAAAGAGTTAGTGTCGTTAAAACTGTTAGACCAGCTGTTAATTCAAGCGTTGATCAAGCTGCCGGTGTGGATGGGTTTTTTGTAGATGTAACAATCGAAACTGCTCCCGGGCGCTATACAGATTATATTACCGTACCTCAAGAAATAATTGAGATTGATGGT